TTCTTTAACCGGTGATTCTTTAACCGGTGATTCTTTAACCGGTGATTCTTTAACCGGTGATTCTTTAACCGGTGATTCTTTAACCGGTGATTCTTTAACCGGTGATTCTTTAACCGGTGATTCCGTTTGAAATGTATCTAAAACTAATTCTTCTTTCTCTACTTCTTCCTTAACTACCATCTCAACATTAGTTTTCTTATCTTTTTTAGATAGGAGCTTATTCAATCTATCAATTTCATTGCTCTTAGCAGTGATTTCGTTTGCTTGAGCTTTTAACATAGCGTGACGCTCACTATTACTTTTTTCTTTCTTTACTTCAACCATTTCACCTCTCAGCTTTTCAAGTTCAGTTTGTAATTCAGCGATGTCACACGCTTTAGATTCAATAATACCATTAAGTTCACAAATCTGTTTTTCATGATCTTCTACTAATTGCACTAAAGAGCTATTCACATTATTTTGTTCTTCCAAATCTTTTCCATTCTTGATCTTCTCTTCAGTATAACGTGTAACACTATCTTGATATGCTTTTAGCAATTTAGTAGTCAGTGAGTTAAGATCACTCTTTATCTGAACAATATCTTTATCAACCATTTCCATTTTACTTATTTATTATACTTCAGAATACCTTAAATAATTTTAACGTATTATATTATATAGAATGTTCGTTAAGAAACACTGTACTTTGAATAAGAAAAGATTACCTTATAGTTGTTTAACAAAGAAATCTTTGATAAAGATGGCGAAGAAGCTTAGTAAAGTAACGAAAAAGAAAATACCTATTCATCGTAATAATCTTAAAAAAACATATAATCTTATGACCAAAATTATCAAAGATGAATATAAATGTAATACAGAAATATGTTGGGTGAAAATAAAAAAATTATTTGATGGATTGTCGGGAAGAGACAAAAAAATATTCAGAAAACATTTTAAACCACAATTACCTAAAGAGGTCCAGGAAGATTACAAAGCGTGGTTAAGTAATTTTGATATAGATGAAGTAATGGAGGGGTTGAAACTTGAACATAAAGACTTTTATTATTATTCAGCAACTCCTATAGATTTTCATAAATGCTCTGTGAGTGATTTATGCTCTATTGATATTAGAAAACACCATAAGAAAAATAAAACGAAAATCGGTATTGTTTTTAATACAGATAAGAGTGATGGACCTGGTCAACACTGGATTGCGATGTACATTGATATGTTAGGTGTAAACTTAGATAATGAAGGAATCTATTATTTTGATTCGTATAGCGCATCGGTTCCTCAACAAATTAAAGATCTTATAGAGAAGTTAAAAACTCAGGGGAAAGATTTAGATTTAGATTTTATTGTAACAAATAATAATAATTCAGTTCAAAGAAATAATTATGCGTGTGGCTACTATTGTATGCATTTTATTGAGAATATGTTAAGAGGTATAAACTTTCAAGAGTATTCAAAGAAAATATCTGACAGTCTTATGGAAAATTATAAGGGAAAGTGTTTTATACATCCCAATGAAATAAAATAAAATAGTATTATATATATAATGAACTTACTAGAATATTATATTGGTGATGATCCATATACATCATTACTACAATTAATAATAGTTGTATTGTCGTTTATTATATTGGGGTATGTATACAATGAGAATAAAAAAATAGATGAATTGAAAGATCATATAAAAACATTAGATAAAGAATGTCCAGAATGTCCTGATTGTAAATGTGAGAGTGATTTAAGTAAATGTCCTGATTGTGTTTGCCCCGATAGAACAGCGGATATAACCGAAAATAATGGTCCCAATTTCCCTATGAATAGTGGTTTAACTTGTCCCGAAGTATCTTGTCCATCTGTTGAAGATATTGTAAACGGATTATTTCCAGGTAGGGATATGGGTATAACAGCATCTGGTAAATATCATGATATAAACTCATATGAAGAAGGGACTCTTTTATCGGCTTATAGTAATTTTAGTAATTTAGTTGATTCGGGAGAAGATATGAGAATGATGAACTCACCCGATTTACCGGATGATAGTGGTAATGATAATACTATTTCAAGAATGAATATGGGTAATATTAATAATATTAATAATACACCAACTATAGCTCCTCAAACAGAAGATGTAGTTACACCGGGATCAGGTGTAATGGGGGGAAATACTCAAGTGGGAACAATGACTACCGGAGAAGCAACTGATACTGGACCTTCAGATGTTCCAGGATCATCATAGTTTATTCATCGCAATAATTATAATAGCATTATTATCTAATAACTATATTATGGGACTTTCTTTTTATAGACCAAGTAATTTCCAAATTATAATGCTTATCATAAATATAGTATTACTTTTATATATATATAATGTTAAAGATATAGAACAGACTATATCAAATATAAACAGTGAAATTTATAATTATAAAAAAAATGTCATATATATAGCTTTTGTATCGATCATTGGATTAATACTTACATTTGGTCTAATGATAAACTCATATTATTATAAGGAGTTCTTCCATCTGGGGTTACCGGGTATATTTTTAGTATGTATAGTTTTTATATTAATATATATATATCATTTAAAATTATATGGAGATTATGTATCACAAGATATTAATAATCTAACGAATAAGTATAAAAATCTCCAATTAAAAAATTACACACTAAAAAATGCTAGTATAATAATCTTATGTTTGATACCACTTTACTTGGGTTATATTACACAATCTGTAAGAGGTAAAATCGGTTTAACACTCTTCATATGGTTATATATGGTATATGTTTTTATGAAAATATGGGATTTCACAATTGAACGCGATATGTATATTGATTTAAATATGAGTAAATTAATTGGAACAAAGCATAGATATATATATATATATACGTTATTAATTATATTTTTCATATTATTTCTATTAAATAATATTAAGATATATGTAACTGCGTATATTTTTTATATATTGATATTAACATTATATAATATAATTATAATAATAAGGAAAAATACATTAGTATATAATTATGGTGATATTTTACTCCCAGTTATATTATTATGTTTCTATGCCATTTTAAATTATAAAGATTTTCAAGAAGAAAGTTTAAATACAAAGTTTGTTTATGGGTTAGGATTTATGATTACAGTATTTTTATTATATATTATTACGAACACAGATGATATAAAAATAAAATCTTTTATAACAATATTTTTAGTAATTATTTATAATATGTTAGCTATAGTTTATGGTGGAAAAGATTGTGATTTACCGGGATTTAAACTCCTTACAAGAGTATTAAAATGGACAATTGTAGTATCAATTATAATATTAATATTATGGAATAACTTTTTTAGGAGCTCTATTAATGATAATCTAAATGAAATAATAACATCAAGTGGGAGTGATATAAGTGATACAGATAAATTAGAAAGACAATTAAAAGATGAAAAAAATAAAGATAACACTGAGATAAAAGAAGGAGATAAAGCAGATAAACGTGTACAATTACAAAAAGAATTAAATAGAATTTATGAAACAAGAGCTAGAGAAAATATATAATTTCTTAATATTTAAAACTTAATTTATAATATTATAAAAATGAGTTCATTACACGATAAATATTTTTCTGATATAAATAAGGACTATATTTATAATGTAGCTTGTAAAATAATAAAAGAAGAATATAATATTAATGTATCCCAAGATATATATTTTAAAGAAATATTCTCTAAAAATATGATAGAAGCTTTCAGTAATACTGATACAGATAATATAGTAGTTGTGAATCGGAACTTATTAGAATTGCAATTAAACAGTTTTAATTACAGTAATAAAACGATAATGAATGATATAATCATATTAAATGCTATGAATAGGATTAAAGAAGAGAATGATTCTATTTATAATTTCAGAATATCATCGCCAACAGGAAAATATTCGCTTGATAAGATTATATTGTCAAAAAATAATAATAGTATATTCAGTCACCCATTAATTGTTGTAAATATAAATGAAAGAGATATTATATCAAAATTATTAACTAGCTACGAATTAAATCAAAGAGTATTTTACGAATATGAACCTATAAAAAAATATGAGATAATCTTGAATGATATTAATAATTTTATACTAAAAGATTTAGTTAATATTAATATTTATAAGAGTGGACTCTTAAAAGTGAGTTCTGTAAATGATAATTATATAGTTGTTGATGATAATGATTATAAAATTGGTGACATACTTAGCATAAACAAAAACTTAGTCTATATAGAAGATATAAACGATAATAAAGTTTTCATTAAAGATTTAAATGATTTAGATATTATTCAAGGTAATACAATTATAAATATATCAGAAAGTCCTGTATTTATATTTACGAGTTTATAATATCATATTGTAGTTTCATATAATTCATCTTCATATACTATAAAATGTTTAGGATCCCAATCATCTATTTCATCATATTTAATCATAGTTCTTATTTTATCTTCTTCATTTTTAGAATAAAAATAAGTATCATTCATATTATACTTAATTTTATGTGCTATTTTATCACACGATAATATATCATCTAAACTCGGAAACTTTTTATCCAAAATAATTTCACCATATTTAGATATATCATATATATCTTGATATACTGAGAAATATTTACCCAAATCATCTGTTAAATCGTGTTTTCCTTCAAAGAATACATATGCTTCCATATTATCACTATCTAATTCACACATAAGTCTTGAGTTTTCTTTCAAATATCTTACATCAATATCTTCGCTACTATTTCTGTAATAATAATATTTATTATTATCTCCCAATAGTATATGATTATCTGGTTTAATGAACTCGTGAAAATTAGCTTTTATTTGTTGCCTATCAATATAAATTAGTTCACTAGAAGTAATACCAGGGAAATATGATATTTCATTCTCCAATGAATTACTAAATCTTATACATTTTTCATTCAGTGTTTTATCATCGCGAGTATGGGGAATGCAATCTAATGCTGATGTCTTAATAATCTCTGTTAACTTTTCAGATATTTTATATTTTTTCTCCATTATGTCAAATATATCTATATCTATAGAATTACCTATCGTAAGAATAGCATCTATTGTATCTTTAGTATCTTTATTCTTTGATTTACTTAATTCTTCAACAAACTTATCAGTATTAATCTCTCCAATATTATCCCAATCTTTTATAGAATCATAGATTTCTCTAGCATTATTACCTCGAGGTAATACAGATAAATAAATATATTCTTCAACATTTCTTTCTTTAGGTTCTAAATCATCGTGAGAATGTAAACGAATAGCTCTTCCAAAAACCTGATTCACTCTTACATTATTCCAATATGGTTCTAAAATGTGAACTTGTCTCACACAAGTCAAAGATATACCTTCAGCACCAGATTCAGATATTAATATTAATTGAATATATTCACCATATTTATTATCAATATGATTAAATGCTTCTTTATTCTTTTTTCTCTCAGTGTCTTTTTCTTGTCCAGTGATAAAGGTATATCTCAATCTTTTATCATAAACACTATTATTTGGATCATATTTAGTGTAACCATTTATCTTGAGGACTTCTTCAAATGCTTCTAATCCTGCATCACCTCTAAACTGACTGTATACTAATGCTTTCCCTGTAGGAGTATCTCCCGATTTGTATTTCCCAATATTTTCTAAGATTTTATACATTTTAGGAGATAAATATTTAAGATTATTAGAAAATTGTAAAGATTTAGTTCTTTCTAGTTCAGCATATACTTCTTTTTTTTCTTTACTCTTAAGATCACCATTCTTCTGATATCTAAAATCATCATTCGCATAAACTATATTTGAATCTTGTCTTGTTCTGATATTATAATCTTTTATCTCATCATCATTTTCACCGAAGATTCTTTTCTTTCTATTGAAATCTTCTTTCTTTTTTTCATCTGACCATGATCTTATATATTTCTCTAATACAATCTTAGTCATAGGACACAATACAATGTTCATATTTTGCCCAATAGTGTAATCCTCAAATATCTCAACTTTTTCTTCAGGAGCCTTTATAGTCGGCATTGTTACTACCTTAGAACGATCAATGGGATAATATGATGTTAAACCCATCATCATTCTTCTTAAAAGTGTTTTTTTCGGATCAGGGATCTCAAGCGAATCATCAAAAAAATATCCCATAAACTTTTCATTATTCGTTAAATCTAAGATATCATTATTTACAAAAAGATCAAATAATTTCTGCTTACGATTAAATACCAGATTTAATGATTTATTAAATACAACCTCTTTATCCTTTTCAATATCAAGTGCTTGTTTCATAGTGGGAACTATTTCATCTTCTTTGAATAATTTTTTAAGAACATAAAAGATCTCTTTAATAAAATCTTCATAACTATAATCTTGTTCTTTAGCCGTATAAATCAATCCATTCTCAGGGTTTCGAACAGATACAAAATTTGTGGTATTTTGAGTGAATGATATAAGTGTTTGTCCTTCATTTTTTTTAACACAAAATAAATCTATTGGTGATAATACTTCATATATTATCTTATTTAATTCGTGAGTAATATCATCAATATCTTTAGGATTACTTATAGAAAAAGTATATACTCTAATAGCTCCCTTTAACATATTATAAAGAATAGCAACTTCACAGGGTCTATTGATAATAGGCGTTCCAGATAAGAATACAAGTTTTATTTTTTCGGCATTAATTATCCATTCATAAAACTGTCTTGACGGACCACTATTATTCAATATCTTTCTTACGAAATTATGAACCTCATCAATTATGATAACTTCATTATGAAATGGTGAATCAATATTATAATTTTCTCTATTATATTTAAGACTTTCTTCTAATTCTTGAACAATTTCTCCATTCCTGGTCAGTGATATTTTTACTTCTTCATCGTTCATAAAATCATAAAGTTCTTGTATATCTAAATCAGTACTTTCATTTAAATCATCTGTATCATATCCTTTAATTTTTGGTAATGGATTATAATGAATAAAATTATATTTTAAAAGTATAATTTCGCTAATTTGTTCTGAAAGAATTATCTGTTCATACTCATTAAGAGAGTCATATTTTCTTCCCGATGAATCGGGTATCCAAAATCCATATGCTTTTATTAAATCGCTCTCTATCTTTTTATATTCATCATTAAGTTGTTTCATTAAGTTTTCAGGTTTTACACCTACAAAATCATTTACTATATTTTTTTTCACAATAGCTTTGCTCTTATTAAATACTCTTTTTACTATTTTAGGAGTAATTTTATATTTCTTAAAAATATCTACACGAACTTCTTTATCTTTATCTATATCTGTAAAAGGTATTAATCTCCATAGAGTGTTTTTCATATCAATTTCATTTTTCCCCCATTTCTTGATCTCTTTAATAAACTCTCCTTCTAATGATGCTGGTAGTAATGTCCTTATTCTGAGATCTTCCGATAAATTCTCTGCAGTCGAAATTGCGCTTGCAGTTTTCCCTGTTCCTAAACCATGATAAACTAATAATCCTCTATAAGGTGTTTCTAAAGATAAATAATTCTTTACAAGAACTTGATAAACATCTAAATACTCTTCATCTTTAGTTTTTCTTAAGATCTCTTTATAATATCCATCGTTTATGAATTGAACAAATGATTTCCTATGAGAACTTATATATTTAACATTTGTATACTCTTTCTTTACCTGTTTTCTAGGTGATATAATTGGAACAATTTCATCTTCAAAATTTATAATCTTTTTAGGAGGAAATCCAACTTCATCTATATCTATACTTATCTTTCCAATTATTTTCTTATTTTTATCATATAAGTTTCTTATAGTATCATCTTCAGAATCGGGAGATTCTTCGTCAAAATTAAAATATCCTATTGTATTTTCATTCAGTTTTACAATTGTTAAAGCATCTCCCAAACCAAATGAATCCCCTTCATAATATTCAATGTCATTAATTTTTGACCATTTAATATCTTTATCTTTTAGAAACTCTTTCAAACTACCAGAATTATCCGACCAATACTCTTCTATAGACATGGGGTCGGGTGATCCCGGGACTCCAGGAGAACCAGGGGCATATGTTGTACTTTCACCACTATCCCACCAAGAAGGGGGGGTCTCGGGTGATTTAGGAGATTTTTCTTCAAGTTCTAATTTTAATCCTTCTTTTAAATCATATTTAATTACTCCCTCTATATTCCCATCCAATTTTGAATAAGTTTGTTTTATTTTCTTTAAAATCTTAAACTCATTTGATGTAATTTTATCATCTTTTTCAAGTTCTGCTAATTTTTTAGGAGAAATATTCTTTAAAATCCCAGCAAAGAACTCATTAATTATTTCATTTAATCTATCATCTATCACTAATTGTTTTTCTTCTATCTTTTTCTGTACAGGTTTATCTAAACGATACATAATTTTATATTTTGATGTATTAGTTTTAGATTTTGAGTGTTCTTGTTTTAATTTCTTTAAAAACTTTTTCATATTTTCATCAATATTCCCTTCATTGTATAATTTCTCAACTTTAGAAAGTTTGATCATATCAAGTTCTCCTTCAAAATATTTTTCAAGAGCATCATTAACCTCACTATTAATTACCAGTTTTTTTATTTTTTCGCTCATTAATATATATATATATATTATTAATTATCACTCAGAACATTCATCATAACCAGTGATCTATAAGCGGCGTCTTGTTCGGCTTTTTTCTTTGTTTTACCCTGACCTATTGAAAGCTCTTTTGAATTATGAATAATCTTACATCTAAATATATCATTTTCTACAGGTAAATGTTCATATGTAGGATTACTATTATAATTGTGTTGAAGATATTTCATAATTTGTTCTTTATAATTTTTATCATTCATAATAAGATCTGGGAAATCAACATACTTTTCTATTAGATTAATTATAAATCTTTTTACTAACAAAAAATCATTTGTATCAAGATACAATGCACCTATGAAAGCTTCAAAAATATCTTCAAGGATATGTATATTTTCTCTTCCATCACAATTATCATCAACATGCTTAGATATTAATACTAATTTGTTCATTTCTAAACAGTTACTATAATAAGATTCTTGTTCACCATTAACTAGTCTTGTTTTTATCTTAGTTAAGAATCCTTCATTTTGATCTGTGTATCTCTTATATAAATATTCTGCTACAATAACATCTAAAAAAGCATCGCCTAAGAACTCCAAGTTTTCATAACTTGTACCCTGTAGTTCTATACAATTTTCGGGTTTTTCATATTCTTCATAATCTTTCATATGACAATATGATTTATGATTAAATGCTTTTTGATAAAGAGATAAATCTTTAATTATTATATCTTTAATATTAACTTTTGAGAAAATATTAAGGACATCTTCAGAAGTAATATAACGATTATTGGGATTATATGGATCAGATTTAAACTTTGATGACATTATTTATTAATATTTAATATTTAATATATCTTTAATTAGTATTTAATTAGCTCCTATAGGAGCTGCGAACCCAGAAGGTCCAGGCAATTCAGGTGCTAAACCTGGGTTCGCAGCACAACCTTCTCCGTCTTCAAGTGGTTTTCTCATAAGATCGGGGCCAATAGTGGTATTTAAGAAAGGACTTACCTGAACCTGAGGATTAGGGGGTTCCGATCTAATCTGTAAATTAGCATTTCTTAAACTCTGACCAACTGTATTAACACCAATATGAAATCCTGCGTCTAAAAGATTAACACCGTTCAGAATACCTTCACCCGCAGGCTTTGCGACATTAAAATCTTTGATAGCCTGAGAATCTTCCTTAGGGAGTAAATCTTCAGATGTTAAAGTGGGTTGGGGATAGCAAGAGGATGGAGTTCTTCCCACGTTCTCAACTGATTTGGGGACCGCCTGACCATCACTTAAACTCTCTGATGCGGCAGGAGCACCAGGAAGAGAAGAGAAATCAGTAAAAGGTTCAACATGTGTTATTGTATTCGGTAAAACACCTGAAAAGTTTCCCATAATATCGTTGTAAACTTCAGGCATTAAGAAACGAACAACAAGAGATATAACAACAACAAGCGCAACACCCTTTAACCATTGGGGCATTTTATCTAATTCAGAAAAACTAAAGTTCATTTTATATATTACAATATAAAAAAAAAATACGTAAATTAATCATTACTTATTTTATCGTATTCTTCATTCAATATTTCAAGCTTATCTTCCAATACTTTTATTTCACTCTTAATCTTATTTATTTCATCTCTTTTTTGTTGCAATTTTTCATTTTTTATTTTTTCGGATTCTATCTCTTTTATCATTTCTTCATCAATTACATCTTCAGGTAAAGTTAATCTGTTATCATCTTCTTCAGTAAATAAACATTCATTTGGAATACTATAAATCTTGTGTTCTGCCAATTTTATTTGTGTAATGTAAATATCACAATAAAAATATTTCTTAAGAAACTTTAATCCCTTTACGTGTAAAATACACTTTATTTCAGTATCACATTTTATTTCTTCTTTAGCCAAAGGAATACCATCTTTATTAAATACACCACAAATTATCTTCTCTTTCAATTTTGGAACCCTTAAAGCTATTGTAGGTAATTCATCTTTAATAAGTGGTTCAGTTATTCTCTTATACATATTTCTTACAATTTCTTCAGGTAAAGTTTTCTTGAACCAAGATTCACTGTTATCAGTAGTTCTTTTAACATTATTTTCATCTAATTCTAAAAGTTTATCATACACACTAAAATCCTCAGGTGAAATCTTAACCGAAAGAGTATTTTCACAATTAACTAACTCTTCAGAACTATAAACATTTGGCGTTTCTAAATATAATGGTTTATCTCCATCATACGTTATCGCAGAATAATAATAATTACCATTTTTTACTGGAGACTTATAAACTATTTTATTGTAATCAAGTGAGTTTAATGAATAAACATCTGTCATTATTAACAATAATTAATAATAATTTATATAGTTATTAACGCAATTCTTTAACTCATATTTCTAGACTAAATGTATAGTATTTACCTTCCATTTACCTAAAAAAACATCACCAACTTTCCATAATTTATCTAAATAAATATCACATCTCATCTTACTAAATCTTGAAATATTGAATATATTTATTCCTGAATAATCATCTGAATAAATATCTGCGTTAAACTTATTGTAAGAAAATGGTATTTTAACAAGGAGATTTGGATCATATATTTTCTTTTTATCATACTTTATCTGTGATACAAATCTATCACATTCTGTTTCATTTAATCCAAGTAAACTCATTTGATAATATTCAAGTTTCTGAATAAACTCAAAAAAACTTTTCATTTCAGGAGATTCTTTTACACCAGTAAATTGTAAATTCATACACCAATTATCTTTATTTAAACCAAAAGGACACACCATCACAGGTGTAGTTACATAAATAAATGGAGTTCTCCCATAATACAATTGTAAATATCCAAACTTTTTATTATCTTTTGGTTCACAGGTATTACATTCTTCAAACTCTTTATCACAATCTTTTACAGACATATCTTTACACCCATAATGCTTATGTCTTATCTTTTCAATAGTTATCTTGTCATGAAATAAATCTTTAGTTTTGACAATTTTACTACTCTTATTCATATTTATCTAACCAATAGATATATTCTTAAATATTTAATGATATAATTTACTCAACTATGCTTCTTCGCTTTGTAAAATTATTCCAAGCATAATGTGATGGTTTTTCATTTAAAGCATTGATATTGGGACAACTTTCTTTAATAAGTTTTTGAGATCCCCAAAGAACATTCTGTGAACTAGATACTTCGGGAGTCTCTAATGAAATATTACAATTATTTTTATAATCTCTCTTTCCATCTTTTAATGTTATCTTATTAATAATTTTATAAAGCTTCTCTTCTCCTTGTTCTATAATGTAATGATTACTATTATCAAATCCTTCCATATTATAAATGTAGTAGATAAAATAATAAAAGATTATTTTTGTAATCTTTAAAGTAAAAAATAAAGATAAGGGAATATGATACCGATTTATATATTTCAAATAAAGAGCATAAGTCTTCTTATCACAAATAGGATATAAATCTTGATATATTCATTTTAATCATACACAGAAATGGAAAAACTGTCAACTCTTTATAAATATGACCCAATCACAAATTATACAATTTATCCTCAACAATGTTAAAGAAAGGTTGTATTCACAATTCTAACCTAGATTTAATTTCACTTATATTTACGCGCTTCTTATTTTTACTCATTAAGTGTAAATATCTATTCTTGACTCTTTTTTCTACAAAGTAATTTGGTTTTAGAATATTCTTTATCAGTTCATTTTCTAGATCTTTATCTAACTCTAACTCTTTAGATATTTCGGTGATAAAATCTTTAGTATCAAGGAATAGTATAGATTCAATAAAGTTCATATTTTATACTTAAAAAGAAGTATAAACACATCAAATTTATACTTTATCTTCTAATCCTGAAAAAATAATATCACTCAATAATTCTTTTAAAAAATCTTTAGAAACTAAACTATCTTCATCTTTTGCAACACCCTCTTTTATTTTTCCCGTCCTCTGTAATATTATATGAACAGTTATAAAACCATAAAATAATACAAGAACTCCAGCTTCACATAAAGTATAATTATTTCTTTTACTATTCAATAATAAAGTAATGAACCATATTATACTTAATATTAAAACAATTCCAGAAAATACTAAAGAAAATGAACTTATATCGTGTGTTTTATAAGTTTTATAGAACTGAGGTAAAAGTGTTGTAATAACCAATAATAATCTTATTCTTGAACTTTCAATCATTTATATATATAATAGACTACAAAAGAATATATACTAATCCATATTATATAATTATATCTTAATAACTCCCAATTCCACAAAAATGAATTAGTTAATGGATCTATGAGATAACTTACTAAACCATAAAGCGTACAAACTACTTTACCCGAACTATCTTGTCTAAATACTATATTACCTATATCATATTCGATGTAGATAATAAAGATAAATGTAAAAAATATAAAACCTAAGATTTCTATAATCATATATTAAGGCATAATGTTTTCTTCTTTATCTTCTTTTTCATTTATGTTATCATTATTCACCAATGATATATACTTTCGGTAATTTATTAACATTTGACCATTCTATGAATGGTCCTCTTACACCCATAAATGTATCTTTTTTAAACTTTTGCCAAGGTTTTTCTTTACCTAACATTGTGTAAACATTCTGCTCATCTTTAGCTGGTAAGACACCATTCTTCAAAGGATACCACATTCCTCTTTTATAATTTACATGAAGTTCAACATCATCATTCTGTTTATTTTTGCCAACTTTATAAGAAAGTCTTATTTTCATATCACCCAAATATTCAAACGAAGCTTTTGAATGAATAAAGAACTTTTGAGGTTCAAATGCTTTATTCTTAGGGAACTTATCTAAGACATCCCAAACATTTCTGTCTAACATTAAGATATCTTTCTTTTCACCAATCTTCATCTTTTCAAAATCTTTTATCTTTAACCAATACTTTTTAGATCTCATATACCATTTCATAGTATGTAAACTACCTACTAATCCTTTCTTCATAGTTTTCTCTTTTTTTAATTCTTTTTTAGTCTTAGGTTTCTTACAATAGAACTCTTCAGCCCATTTATCACTATATCTATTCTTAGTTCGTTTAAACTTTTTAGATCCTTTAGGGATTTTCGTGAGTTTGTCTTCAAATCCATCTTTATTCCACCCTTTAGCATCATGAATATACCCTTCTTTTTTAGAAGGTAATCCTATCATAAACTTTGTTAAAATACCTCCATTTTTACGTTTTTCTTTTTTCTCATAGACAACTATATCTTTGATACAATCTTTTTGGTCTATAATCATTATAATGATAATTAGATAATCTTTCTGAATAATTCTGGATTTTATTAATATCTTCAATTAATTTCTTCAAATCTTTGCGTTAAAATAAATAGAATAAATAAATAATATATATATAAATGTTAAGTATCATTCATAGTATTCCAAATATTAACACAAATCCACTTAAATATGTATTTGAAGATTTAAAATTACACCATAAACCCGATACATTATGGTTAGAGTTTGGTGTATTTAGTGGGAGCACCATTAATTATATTTCAAAATTTACAAATGATAAAGTATATGGGTTTGATAGTTTTGAAGGATTGCCTGAAAAATGGAGAGATGGTTTTGATAAAGGAGCTTTTAGCACGGGTGGTACTTTACCTGAGGTAAATACTAATGTAGAATTAATTCGTGGATGGTTTAATGAAACATTACCTAATTTTATACAAACTCATAATAAAAAAGTTTCATTTATTCATATGGATGCTGACCTTTATAGTTCTACAAAATATATATTTGATATATTGAAGGATTATATTGATAAAGATTGTATTATTGTATTTGACGAATTAATTGGTTATCCTGGTTTTGATGGAGATACAGGAGAACTAAAAGCATTTTATGAATTTATTACAGAAAATAAAGTAGATTACGAATGGATTGGAATGAATGGAACACCGGATAAAGTATACCCTACACCAGGAGCATCAGAACAAGTAGCAGTAATTATTCATTCAATAAACCAATAAACTATATATTTAGATTTCTCACCTTTTTATATCTTCTGAATAATAATTATTTAAAACTTCATAATTATTATCATTTTTTTATCTTTTCTCTTGTGAACTCCCCTGAGTTTTCAGAAATATCCTTGTATATCAACATTTGTATATTTATATATTTATATATTTATATATTTATTCATATATATAAAGTTTATTTTAAATGTAAATTGAAAATATAATACCACGATCTCTCAAAATAATGACCTTCAATCGGATTAATATGATAATTGCAATATTGAATCAGTTCTTTATAAGATTCTTTACTTCTTTTAAGTATATTATCTCTTGAAATAACCATGAAAGCTGATGGGAATATATTTATCTTCTTCTCATTCACTATCTCCGGATATATCTTTACTATGAAATCTCTAAAATTATTAATTTTCCCTTTATCATTAATATTTTTTTCGTTATCATAGTTATAAGCAGATCTATTATTAAATTTTAGACCGAATATATTATCTTGTATATCATAAGTTTTACAATTCGAATATCCCTTATTTTGTGCCTCTTGTAGCATATTCAAGAACATTAGGGGACCCCAATCTTTCCTAATCCATTCATGATCATTCAGAGAACCTTGAGAAAAACAAACATATGAAGGAAGGTTTTCATAGTTTTCAATTATATAATTCAAGAATGTATCAGATTCTCTACCAACATTAGATATTTCTCTATATACATCACCTGGTGTCAATATAGAATTATCCATCTTACTTCCCTTATTATAAATAACGCGGTTACCAGCATATATATTAGACCAACTAATATCTTCGTTATATCTTGCAATTACTAATTTAAATATATTAATGGAATCTTCTATAGATTTAGTAGGTAAAGATACGATTCCCTCTATTTCAGTCATATTTATACCTGGTAGTATTTTCCTTTGACCATTTTTAGTATAAATAAGATATTTATCTTCATCTTCTAATATTTTATAATCTTTATCATATATTTTATATGTTAATAATTTTTCATTTTCACTAAATACACATATTAATGGTTCTATATCTACAAATAATTCTTTTAAACATTCATCAATGGTATCATAACTTTCTCCAGTAAATAAATAATACCAAAATCTTTCCAATATATATCCTTCTATTCCTCCTTGATCATTTGAATTATATAAGAACTTACGTAATTTTATATAAACTTCTTTGGGATGTCTCATAATTTGTTTTGATTTTAAAAAGAAACAAGCACACAAACATATAGGAATTATTTTTTTTGATTTTTTAATACCAATATAATTACATATAGATTCTGTTATATTATTTGAATTATATTTATTTTTAAAATTTTGTGTGATTATATGTATACCATAATCATAAAATGAAGAGTGTCCTATAGTTTGTGCATCAAAATCTCTTACAAAATACTTTATCAATTCTAGATTACCAATGTTATAACTATTATTATACTTAACAAATTTTTGTGGTGGAATATGTTCACTCTTCTTATATTGTTTTGTCAACGGTAAAATATCTTTGTTATAATATAAAGATATATTATCATCTTTTAAAAAATCTAAAAACATTTCATTATGTTCAAATGGGTCTGCTTGAGTAAATATTAAATTTTCTGGATAATTATCATAATTATCAATAATGTAATCCAAATAAGTTCCTCCTTCTCGCCCAATATTTCTGCTTTTTATAACCTTGATTTTATTATCATAAAAATAAATATCACTCGAACCTTTATTGAAAATAAGTATTCTTTCTATCGATTCATTTTCTTTTATCTTATTAACCCAATCTACATTTTCATTATATCTTGATATAATTATTGTAATTTTATCTGCTCTTCCATAATCAAGTATCGGTAATACTTTTGTATTATGATAATTTTCATTTAGAAATAAAGCATATCTGTAGTACGCATCCAAATATAATTCGTCTAATTGTTTGCCTTTTTGTGGCCCAAACTGAAAGTGAACTACTGAACAATTTAAATTTATAATATTTCCAGCTCCGCTAATGCCGCTTATTATTTCTTCATCATCATTTTTATTGCTTTCAAATACTTTCATAAAATGGTTTTTAGCAGTTACCCCAGTACAAGCGAACATATTTATAGATATGCGAGAATTATATCTTTCAAGTGGTTTATTTTTTAATTTAAATTGATTAGGATTTTTCAGAAACAATTTATGAGTTTGATTTGCTTTTTCAAATGTTTCATACCAATCTGATATAGGAATCGCACTCCCCCCATCTGATTGTAATTTTTCACACCATTTTTTAAAATCTACATCATAATCAAATAATTTATGTATATTGTATTTTTGTTGATAATAAGCGCATACATCATTGTTTACTATATTCGGGTAATAAAACTGACCATTTTTAACTGATCTAAGATATTCTTCAAACGTGTCTACATCAATATAGACAATATCATCATCACATTTAATCAATATATCCTCGTCATTTAAGTTTTCATAATAATATTTATAATATCCATCCCATCGCTTTCCAGTGCTATGATCAGGGATTTTCAATAAATATTTATCTTTTTTGCATAAATTATTAATATATTCTCTATCATTTTCATTTATAATAAAATCCCAAATATGAACTTCATCAATTAAATTCTTTTCAAGTAATTTATCTATATATATCGTTAAAACTTTCATATATCTTTCTCTACCAGCAAATACAGAAAATATTTTTTTTGGAAAATGTTCCTTATAATAATCCAAAGAGTTCTTTATTGCCTGATCCATGTTGAAGTATTTATAAGAAGCAAGTCTTCCTAAAAAGTGAACATTTTCACCTTCTTTTTCTGCAAGTTCTTGATATATCTTATAAAGAGATTTATTCTTTTCATTTAATACAGGATAATATGGTTCACCTTTATCAGTAGTAGTTTCTTTTACTATAACAGTATGATCTGATTTTTGATTTAAGAAATGTTTATATTCAACACATCTAGTATATTTTGTATTTTCTCCAGGATAGTTCACAACTGAGTTAGGTTGATAGTATTCTTCATTAAACTTGTAATCTATTTCAAAATCTATACTTCTATATTCAAGTTTAGGTAAGTTCTTATCACTAAAATAGGCATCTATTGGTCCGGTATAAATAACTATCTGTTCATTACTAATATGATTTCTTAAATCTTCAAAATCAGTATTTAATTTTACTGTTATTTGAGGAAACTTATCTAATATTCCCTGAAAAAAATGAGTATACCCATTTTTTGGAAGGACTTGATATTTATCTGAGAAATATCTATCATCAAAAGAGTTTCTAACTGGTATTCTAGCTAATACTTCTGGATCAAGTTCTTCAGGATATTTTTTCCACTGTTTGTATGTATAGTGTTTGAATATCTTTTCATAAAGAACTTCGCCCACTCTTGATTTAGCCATTTCTTCTCCATTTTTTATCTCATCATATTTTATTTGATTATCTTCTAACCATTTATTCATCTCTTCTTCATTCTTTATGTTTTCATTACATATACCATTTACAGTGTCTATATTAGCCGGAATGGGGTGATATGAACCATCTATATCTCCAACAACCTTATGTTCCCATTTTTCCCATTCCCCATATTTAGTAATATATTCATATACTACTTCATCATTTGTATGAAATAAGTGTGCCCCATATTTATTCATACGAATACCGGTTGGATAATCTGTATAATCATAGCAATTCCCTGCTATATGATTCCTTTTATCAATAATTAATATATTCTTATTAGAATTTGTTGCGAATTGTTCAGCGATAACAATCCCTGAAATACCACATCCAACAATAATAATATCGTATTTTTTATAGGGATGTTTTAATTCATCTATTTCATTTTCTAAAGATTTATAGGGGTCAATTTTATCTTTAATTAAGCTCTTTTCTATCTCTTCAACTCTTTCTTCAAGTTTTCTAAAAGAGTTTCTTTCACTTACATTAATTTCTTCATTTTTAGATGTCTCATCATTTAAAGGAGTTTCTTCTTTCAAGGGGATTTCTTCCTCTTTTACAAGAGTTTCTATCTCTTCAACTCTTTCTTCATTTTTAGATGTCTCATCATTTAAAGGAGGCTCATTTCTAATTACTCTTCTTCTAACACCTCTTCTCATTTTATATATATATATAATAATTAATTATTTATAAATAAACTAATTTATAAATCATCAAAAAAAAATCTAAGATTAGAATATAAATGAATATTGATTTAACACTTCCTCGTTTGAATACTACTACTATGCAAGTTTTAGTTGTTCTTTTTTATTCCTATATTTTAATCTTTCACATTAAAGATACAGAATATGCTAAAATGTTAATCTTAACATTCTTAACAATGGTTCTTCTTTGTTCCATGAAAGGAAATGTTTTAGAGGCATTTACAACAGTTGATCCGGAAGGCGATGATAAGATTGGACCAGATGATCCTAAAAACATAACATATGACACAAATGAAACTTCGGCCCCAGCAACTGATGAAGCTGCGGGGACAATTATCCCCACAATACCCGAAGTTCCTAAAGTTGCTCCTCCTCCCGACCCCACTGCTATTGCTGTCAACTCGGGTAATATGAGTGTTTATGATGGTATATGCTTACAGACTGGAAATAGTGAATCCTGGATGAAATCTCCAGCAAACAGTTCCCTAGTAGATGATAGTACATTATTCACATATTTAACTGGTCAGGGACCATTGAAGCCTACTATTACTGATAATGCTTATTTAATCGGTCCTCCAATCGACGGTGATAAATCTTCCCCAAACAAGATGTTTATGTTCGCAAATAATAGAAGTTCTCCAAACTGTTGTCCATCAACTTTCTCTACAAGTACCGGATGTGTTTGCACTACTGAAAAACAAAGAAATTATGTGAATCGTAGAGGAAATAATAATCCTTTAAGTTTAGACAATTCCGATATTTAAAATCTTCTTAAAAGTCTTTGATGCATTTGATCGTGAACACTAAAGTGATGCTCATCGTTCTTTTTAAGTCTTTCAACTCTTTGTGATTCTTGTTGCATTTCTAACATTTTTCTTTTTTCATACATTATTCTGTCCTGTTCACTCATAGTATATGATACGTTACTTCTTTCTCGTTTAACACCACCCATAGATTGTTGTCTATCTTCTAGATTAAATGAGTTAGGATCAACTGTTAAAACAGAGTTCGTAAAAGCATCTTTATAATCTCTATATCCTAATCCATTCATATCACCACTGAAATCTTCTATTTTCCCCTGACCTAGTGTCATTAGCGCATCTTTTCCTCTCATAGAAATGGAAACTTGAGGTTCTCCATACTTCACTAAAGAATGTTTAGTTTTTTGTGAGTGTTCAGTCTTATATTTTTCAAACTCATGATTAAAGAGATCTTTATTAAATCCATCATGAAACATAGGTTTTTGAGAAGCTTCTGAAACACTATTCTCTTTCATCCAATGTTCATACCCATCATCATAAATTTCTTTAACTCTATTTTCTTCATATATCTTATTAAAGACATCTACATCAAATCTCTCTGTATCAAATTGAACATTTGCTCCAGTATTTTGAGTTTCTAAATAATTTCTTGAATGATTTTTAAGTTCTGAATGTGAATGATTATTTTTAGAATCTTTAAGTTTTTTCTCTAAAAGTGTATAAGCAATTGATACTTTTTGAAACTCATCAGCAGAACCACCTCTATCTGGGTGCGTTCTTTGAGCAGCTCTAAGATAAGCTTTCTTAAGAGTTTTCTCATCAAAGATTTTAGGAACTCCTAAAATCTTATAGGGATTGAGTTTCTGTTTTTGAGGATTATCTTGTATTTGTGGAAAGTGTTGAGAGGATGTTTGAGGAGTTTGACCGTAAACATTAGTAGGAACGTAACCTTGACTATGAGGATTTTCGCCCAATTGTTGAGCGTGATTCTGGATTGTTGACCGTTGGGTATTAAGTGTCATTTGAAATAATCGGTCTATCTGTTGTTGTTGTGCTGATATTTGTGCCTGTTGTTGTGAAATGTAATTCTCATAATGAGATTGTTGTGTTGATGAACTATTTCCCATAAAAATATATATTATCTTACAAATTAAATCTACAAATATTACTAAATCAACGCAAATGAGGTTCTACATATTCCATCTTTAAGAAATCAAAGATGTCCTTCTCTTCAAGAAACTCTTTATCCATATCGAGTTTAGTCTTAATATCTGTGAGTGAATACTCATTCAGAGAGTATCCCAAATCTAATGCTCTTTGACGCATTTTAGGATTGAACTCTGCTGAACCCGTAAAATACAAGATAGCAAATGGATACTCTTTCTTTGTAGTCACCATAATATCTATTCTTCTCCCCGATAATTCAGAAGATATCTTTGAAATGCCCATAAACTTTTTGTTCCCCAGTGCTAAAGTCTCAAACATATAACCTTTCTTGTAAAGTGCTTCTACAAACTCACTCATAATCTTCTTACCCGAGTTCTTACCATCACTCTTAATAAGAACATCAATGTCTCCGCTCGTTTCACTCTTTCTTCTATAAGATCCAGCAATCGTCAACTCTGTCTTTGGAAACAGCTCTTTAAGAACACTCTTTAAGAACTTTTTGTGTTCAGTGATCTCATCATACGGAATCCTTTTGAGAATGTCATCGTAGTAGTTCAGACCAATGAGTTGTTTATCGTTCAAGATCCCGTCAAGATTTTGAGATTCTCTTAAAGATTGAATAGAATCATAACCCATATTCACAAGAACTTTTGCCTTCTCCGGACCTACACCATAGATCTTCATAAAGTCTTCCCTAGGATCTTTCTTTTCTGTGATCTTTTCATAATTTGGATGAGTCCCTGTATTGATGATGATTTCTATCTTTTCATAGATAGACTTACCGATTCCTTTGACCTCAGATACATTCTCAAGAGAGAACTCTTTGTCCATAGAGTTGATCCCCTTGAGAGCCTTGTAATATGAAGAAGCTTTGAATGACTCTTTATTCATCTTTTCATAATCTCCGAGAGCCTTCAAAATCTTACAAACATTTTTCTTCATCTCATCTTTATTGTAATCAAAGCTCTTAAGACCTATATCATCTCTAACTCTAAGATACCTAGCAAATCTCGGAACACCCCTCCCTGTCATACCAGAATGCTCATAGGATATGATTGTTCCTATGGGGTGAGTCTCTTTGTAGTTCTTTCTTACCTCATCGTCCATCCCCGAGATTGAGAAGATATGAGATTTATTCTCATCAACCGATGAATATGTGCCATGATTCACAAGCTGCTTGCACTCAAAAGCTCCTAAGAGCTCTTTGTACTTACCTTTTCCACTCTTATATCCAATCACAATACCTTCAGCATCAAAACTGGGCTTTATCTTAAGGAGCTTCTTGCTCCTTTTTCCCGGTTCATAAAGGGAGTTTGGATCTTTGATCATGATACCCTCAGCTCCATTGGATACGAAATGATGAAAGATCTCCTTCAAATGTTCTAGAGACTTGACAGGAGTTTGTGTTACAAATCTTAAAGGACACTTCATCTTCAAGAATCTTTCGTCTTCTTTACCAAGTTTCTTCCTGTAGATGTTCCATTTCTTCGTCACTTCTTTAACAACCTTTAAGAGTTCTTTGAGTCTAGTTTCAAATCCTCCTTCACAATCAATCAGATCATAAACCTGAAAGGTCACTTCCATCCATTCTGAATCTACGGGTTCTTTCTTTCTCACACATCCCATCTTCTCAAAATCCTCACGAGAGATCCAAAGTTCTCCATCGATCACCCTCTCAGGAAAGCACCTCTTGAACCAGAGAGGAGAGTTATACATCTTTCCATTCCTGGAGTAGAACTCCCCATCTTTGAAGATAGCTCTGTATCCATCAAGCTTCTCTGAGCAATAGTAACCGAGAGGATTAATCCTCTCGTCACCAATGGTATATTCTTGTGCGAGCATAGCTTCTCCCATCTTTTGTTATCTCTTTGATTTATAGTTTATATAATGAACTATACTCTTATATCAAATTTACTGAACAATGAAATAGCTCCCACCGATCACAAGGAGAATGCCGAATAATTTTGAGATATCAATTGGTGTATTATAAAGATAGCAACTAATTATGAATGCGAAAAGAACATTCATATTTATTATCGCTGAAGCTTCTCCCAAGTTTTTACAATTATTAATACAGAAATATAAAGATGGTTCAATTATCATATAAACTATTAAGAGTCTAATAAGAATTAATCCTAAATATTCCATATTTAATGGTTTCATTTTCACATCCGCAGCAAAAATATAAATCCATGTACAAACTGCTACAATAATACTAGCATATCCTAAATATTGAATAAATGAGTATCTTTGTGATATTTTCTTACCGAATACATCTCTTACTGCAATAAATACTGCCGCTAAAACCGCATAATATACCCACGATTCCATTATTTACTTTATTATAATAATAGGTTTATATTTTGAAGATATTTTATGATATAATTTAGTATGAAATTGAATAATGTAGATTTGAATCTCTTAAATACAGATGATTTGAAAAAATTAGGATTAAAATACAATATCATAACTCAGAGTGAAGCGAATACTTTTGACAGAGATAAGATTTTAAAAGAAATTAGACAATTCATCATTCATAAGATGGAAAAATATAAGAATAGACCACGTTCATTCTCACAACCAAATCTAACGACACCTGTAGAACCAGATCCTTCAAAAATACCTACAGATTCTAAAACATCAGATCCCTTCAATAATATTGTAGTTTCTGATAGGAATAGGCGTATGTCATCTCCAAATATAAAAGTGGGAAAATCTGAAAATGATCCTCCCAAATCAACGGCACAGCACGAGAGAGATAGAAGAATGTCTATGCCTAATACGAATGCTGAAATAGAAGCAGCTAAAAGGGATCATGAAGCAAAACAAGCAATGTTTCAAGGGAATGCAAATGTTTTGAAACAAAGTGATAATAAGAACTATGATGATATAGGTTTATACCCTCCTGTGAGAAGATTAATTGCTATAGGTGATTTACACGGTGATCTTAATGTAACTCTTCAGGCATTAAGACTTGCTAAAGTTATTCCTCAAAATATTTTCTTTTACAATGTTGATCAGATATCATGGTGTGGAGGAGATACGTGGGTTGTTCAGTTAGGTGATCAGATAGATAGATGTAGACCAGATGACTGGGAAAAGAACTGTATCAAAGATTACAATGATGTTTACGAAGACGAAGGGAATAACATGAGAATTATTCAAATCTTTCAAAAGTTAGATGCTGAAGCTAAGAAATGTGGTGGAAGAGTATTAGGATTATTGGGTAATCATGAACTTATGAATGTAGATAAAGATTTCAGATATGTATCACCTGAAGAGTTCTTAGAGTTTGTTCCTAAAGATCAAAGAAATAAGAAAAAGACAGATGATGGATATCCTTTAGGATATTATCATCGTTTAAAATCTTTTGAGAGAGGAGGGAATATTGCGAAGCATTATGCTCTACAAAAAAAGAGCGTTATACAAGTAGGGAGATGGTTATTTGTTCACGGTGGATTTGGTCACGCGATGGCATCTAAGTTTACAATTCAAGAAATTAATGAGAATGTTAAACAATGGTTATTAAACAATAGAGATCCTGGAGTAGAGAAGTTTTTTGATGAGATCTTCAGAGATGATGATGATATTTCACCTTTTTGGTGTAGATTGTATTCTGAAGATGATGATTATGATGAGAATACTTTAGAGGGTTTTAATAAACTTATAAGTATTCTTAATAAAAGAAATAATACATTAAATCCCATTGATTGTGTTGTAGTTGCTCATACCCCTCAATTTATGAGTAATAGATATATGAATGGTATTTATAATGAAAGATTATGGAGAGTAGATGTTGGTATGAGTAGAGCATTCGGAAAACAAGATAATTGTGGTGAAAATAAATACAGACAAATACAGGTATTAGAGGTTCTAAATGATAAAGAATGTAATGTTTACAAGGCACCTTATTTAGGTAGACCACCTACAGATGGTATGGGTGAGAATGTAGATATTAATAGTCAACAGATGCCGTTTTAGGGGAGGTTTATTCATTCTAATTCTTATTTTTTCTCAATCTCAACAGCACCGCCCCCTATTAATTTTACTTTAATATCTACCTCCTCGCGTCCAGATCCAGGTCCTTTAACAGTAGAATTAGATACTGAATTAGCACCTTTAGTATCAGAAGCATCATCAGTTTTAGTAACAGAAGCAGCAGCTTTAGTATCAGAAGCATTAGCTTTAGCATCATCATTAGCATTATTATTAGTTTCAGAAGAATCAGCTTCAGAAGCATCATCATCAGTTTTAGTAACAGAAGCATTAGCTTCAGCATCATCATCATTAGCATTATCAGAAGCAGATTTAGAAGAGTTACGCATTTCTTGCATTTCTTGCATTTTAGTTTTTATGGCTTTCGCCGCCGCTGCTGCTTTTTCTTCCATAGTTAAGGTATTCTCCGCACCTTCTACTTTTTGTTTCACTTGATCAGTATCTCCCACTTTATCAGTATTATAAGTATTATCAGTTAACAATGACCATAAACTATCTCCTCCTCCCTTATATTTTATTAATCTTTGAGTTTTTCTTTTACGATAATATTTCCTTTTATTGAATCTCTTACTTTTAGTAAAACTCTTCCTTTTAGTAAAACTCTTCCTTTTAGTAAAACCCCTTCTTTTAGTAAAACCCCTTCTTTTAGTAAAACTCTTTCTTTTAGTAAAACTCTTTCTTTTAGTAAAACTCCTTCTTTTAGTAAAACTCTTTCTTTTATTAAGTGTTTTTCTTCTATACATTTTACTCTTCTTTATAGTTTGTGACATATAATATTATTATATTATAATATTATATTTTAAATTTGATTTAAGACTAATATACTATATTATATTGTATACAAATAATAAACAATGAAGGACATTGTTGATCACTATTTCAAGAGTAACGAGCTACAAATTGATCGTTCACTTTATGAAATTATAGAGTCAGACTATGAATGTGATAAAGAAACTTCTGATAGTATTGATAGACTCATAGAGAATAGTATCCAAGACATAAAAGAGTTGTTATGTAAAAATACTTTAGATGTTCATTATTATCTCAAAAATGTCTGTAGAGATATAGTTTATGAGAAGTATGAGTTACTCAAGGATCTTGAAAGCAAACGCGAACATATTCTAGAGAAAATGGATGAGTTAAAAGTATTAGAACTCCCGGAGCAACGCTCTAAAGAATGGTATGAAATTAGGGAAGGTTTGCTGACAGCTAGTTCTCTGGCTGATGCTTTGGGAAAAGGTCATTTCACAACGAGAGATCAACTTCTCATCAATAAAACAACAGATAAGAAACCTGAGTTTGAAATAAATCCTATCATGCAGTGGGGAGTTAAATATGAACCAGTAGCTACAGTATTCTATGAACAGATGTTCGGAGTAGATATTGTAGAGTTTGGTCTTATCCCACATCCAGAACTTTCGGTATTTGGAGCATCTCCAGATGGAATATGTGATACAACATCTCCTAAAGAATATATTGGAAGAATGTTAGAGATAAAATGTCCTCCTAAGCGTCAGTTCACAGATGAAGTACCTCTCCATTATTGGATGCAGATGCAAGGACAATTAGAAGTTTGTGATTTGGAAGAGTGTGATTTTCTACAAGTAAAGATTGAAGAATATAATTCGTTTCGGGAATATGTTGAAGATACTCCTGATTCTAATTTTATGGGTCAAACTAAAGAGGGACTACCAAAGGGTCTTGTCTTAACATTTAAGATTCAAGAAATAGGAAAGACAGACTATTCACTTCATTATGAATATTCTCCAATGTCTCTAGATGATGAATCTTTAAGGTTGTGGAAAGAGAACACTATCAAAGAAACACTGGATAAGTATCTATGTGATATAGATGTTCATTGTTCTCTCCTTGAAGAGAAATATTGGTTCATAAAGAGATATGAATGTACTCTTGTAAGGAGAGATAAGAAATGGTGGTTTTCAGTTGTTCCAGATATTATTAAGTTTTGGGATGAGGTTTCTTACTACAGACGAGTTGGAAATGCGGATGTTCAGAAGAAGATTGATTCAAGAAAGAGAAAAAAGAAACCCGAAAAGGATCCTAAAGTATTTGTAATGCCTAAATTGGCTGAAGGTTGTCATATTCTATCATCATCAGATGAAGAGGACAATAATGAAGATAAATTATAGTATATTATTATATAGTATGAGTAAAACAAAGAATAAAAGAGGAAAGAAAAAAGAAGAAAAAATAGATTATCATAAACTATTCAAACCTAATGTGAGTCCTAAAAGTGTTTTTCGTAAGGGAGCATTCGGTGGAACATATTTTAGAACTATAGAATCGGGTGTAACAGGGAAAACACATAATGGGAGAATAGCTATACGAGAATATCCAGATGACTGGTTTAAAGGATTAGATATAGAGAAAAAAGTAATATCTTCTAAATATGATAAGAAGGTGAATAAATATGGTGTTAAGTGTGGATCATCATTGGAAGATTGGGAAAGTAAAGACTGGATTGTGAAACAGGATCCTTACGGATGGTTTCAATGGTATTGCAGATATAGTTTAGGAAGAAGAACTAGCGATGATGAAAGACAGATACAAAGATGGTTAGGATTAGCTGGTCCAAATGGTAGATTTAGAAAAAGATTAATGAATATGATAATAACTAAGGGTAAGGAGTATAATGATCCCAATGTAAGCCCAGTTATAAGACAAGTATTACTACATTGGGGGTATGAATTAAATAAAAAAGATTTTTTAAAATACAAATCATCAAAATGAGAAATTCTCTAACACAGAAACATTATC